TCCTTCTCGGCGATGGCGGTCTTCATCTTCTCGACGGCCCAGAATTTGTCGCGCTCCGCCTCAGACCGAAGGAGATTTCCCTCGGAATAGGGATCATAGGGCCGCTCGGCTGTGATCTTGCTGCGGTAGGACGGCTGGCCGGAATACCACGGGCTACCCGTTCCATAGAGATCTGCCTCGCCCTTTATCCCCGCCTCCGCGCTTCTCTCCATGAACCGGTAGACGACATCGATGACGGCAACGATTCCCTTGCCCGCTTCCTCCTTCATGTTGTTCCATTCGGCCCGCAGGCGCTGCATGCTCTCGTAGGCCGTCTCGGCTTCCGTACCGAACCGGCCCGTCTGGATGGCTAGGTTGGCCAGGGCGATTTCGTTCAGCCGGATATCCTCGACGCCGGCGGCTATGGCCTTGTTGAGCAGACTCATCTCTTCCTTGGTGACGAGCCCGTATCTCCTCAAGGCCTTGGGCATCTGATTCGCGATCGCGTCGGTGATATTCTCGTACACCGTCTTTACATCTTCCCCGGCCAGGCGGGCCGTGTATCGAGCACCCTGCGCCAGAGCGATGAGCTCATCGCTCCTGAGCCCCTGGGCGAGCCCCTTGGCCGCCTTCTGCATGATGTCCGAATCGTCCATGATCCCGCGGGACGCGGATTTCATCGCCTGGAGCATCTTCTCGGCATTGATGCCGACACTCTCGGCCATCAGCCGGTATGACTCTTCGGTCTGCTGGGCCTTGGCCCCGAGCTCAGCCAGGTCTTTCCCGATGGATGCAATCTGATACAAACCGACCCCGGCGATCGTGAAGGAGAAGATGCCCTTGAGTCTCGACGAGATGCCTTCGGCGGATTTCGCCAGGTCCTCGAGGGATGAGCGGTACTTGTTGATGCCGGCCATGCCTGCAGATGCATCCGTGGTGATCCGCAGTTTAACCTCATTTTCTGCCATCGCGCTTGCCCTTCATCTCCTCGCAATTCCGGCAGGCCCAGGCAAGGAATTCCCGTCCGAAGACCTCCTCGCATTCCCTCCGCTTTTCATCGCTGCAGGGACTGCCGGCCTCTTTCCTCCGGAGGAGCCGCAGCGTCTCCTCCTCGAAGGCGGCCACCTTCTCGAGGAATCTCGCATCCGGCTCGATCCCGCAGCAGCGGGCGGCCTCGATGACCGCGGCCAGGTCGATGGCGTAGACGCCGCTGAACCCGACGCGCCATTGCGTCCTGCACCGCATCAGGAGATCCCAGACGGCGGCGTTGCCTGGCAGGATTTCCGTCTCACCCTCACCCGTGATGAAAACGCGGGTGAGGTCGATCAGTTTTTTATCTCATCCCGCTGCCGTTCGGCCTGCGCCACCTCGAGGCTCTGAGCGAACGCCAGCACCCACTCGGCGAGCGCCGGCTGGTTCATGATCCGTCTTTTCGATTCCAGGTCGACGGGCAGCGGCAGGCCCTCTTCATCGCCGATCCCCTCGAAGTCCTCGATCAGGTAGTCCGCCAGGGCGTCGTCCAGCTTCTCGGCATCCACCTTCTCCGCGGGGACCATCCGCCGCGACCGCGGATCAAGCTCCATCTCCGTGCGGACGTAGGGCCTGCGCAGCTCGCGCAGGGCCTCGCCGGTCAGCTTGCGGATCTTGAGCCGCACGCCTGCCTGGTAGGTCCCCCAGGTACCGGTCGGAGGGGTTGCCGGGTCGAACCCGAGTTTTCCGATCTTCAGCATCCGCCCTTCTCCTTTCGGTTACGCCGCGTAGGCCGCGACCTTGTTGCCCACTTCCACCCGGCAGCTGCCGTAGGTGTCGTCCTGGAGGACGACGAGATCCCCGGCTTCGGCCAGGACCTTGCCGTTGACCGAAATGGGCGAGTCCAGGACGGCGCAGCGCGGGAAAACGATGTCGACGAAGTAGTTGCGCCCCGACTCGAACTCGGCGCCGGTGGCCTTCGCGTTGACCCCGAGATACTCGTTGTCCTTGATCTTCTGCTGCAGGATGAAGTCCCGCATCTGGCGGTTGAGCTTCAGCGTCTGCAGGCGCCCCTGACGGATCACGTAATTGGCGTATGTCCCGGTTCCGCCCACGCGGAATTCCACGGCCAGGTTGTTGTTGACGACATGCTCGATGCTCTCGATCTCGCTCGACATCGTGTGCCCCTCGAGGAAGGCCGTGCCGTTCCACTTGCCGCCCACGCGGACGACCAGGTCCGTCACCCGCAGCGGGGGCTCGGTCACGCGGGCCGGAAAGCTGCACCAGGCGGGCTCCGTGGGGACATAGAGGATCTCGTAGGTGGTGGACGTTGCGACGCCGCCCGGGGCGGTGATCGTGAGAACGGCAGGCGTCGCCGCCGAGACGGCCGTCACCGTCACGTCCTTCCACTCGCCCGTGGTGGGCACGAGGACCCGGACCTGATGCACGTTGTCGAGGCGCTCCTGGGCCGTCGAGCCCTGGACGGCATTGGCCGCCAGGGTGAGGCTCGTGGCGTTGTAGGCCTCGGCGACGGATTCCTTCGCCATGTTGTCGGCGTACTTGCCCGTGCCCTTCATGCCCAGGGAGAGCCGTGCCCAGGAATCCTTCGCAAAGATGGCCGTGAGCTGGTCCACGTGCATCGAGGCGAAGCGGCGCTTCATGACCGTCTGTCCCAGGCGCATGGCCGCCGTGAAGGACGGCAGGAACATGTCGGCCGTCGGGGTGATGACGTGCTTGTAGCCCGTGCCCCAGGCCGAGGCGGAACGGCCGCCGAAGGCGAAGGCGTAGCCGAAACCGAAGTGCTGCGCCTGTGCCTTCTCGAACTCCAGGGTCCCTTCCGCCAGGGCCCCGAGGTCGTAGACCGTGTCGGCCTCTTCCTTGCCGGTCAGCTCGTTGCGGTTGTCCTCCCGCCGCGGCTTGAGGAGGATCACGTTGCCCTTCGCGACGAGCATGGAGGTGTCGAGCGTCTGTTCCGTGTTCAGGGCGGTCTCCTTCGCATTCGCGGAGACGGCCAGCAGGTTGTAGTCGGCCAGGTAGTTTCTCATCGGTCCTCACCTCCTTCGGGTTCGTCCGCCGGCTCGAAGCGGTCCTCGTACCCGGCCGGGATCTCGTCGTAGGACGCCCCGGCGCGGTAGGTCCGGCCGGCCAGCGGGCCGTCCACGATCGTGATGTCCGGTCCGTCCGGTTTCATGCGGTACTTCATGGCAGCCTCCTTAGCTGATCTTCATGAGGTTGACGACATAGTAGCGGTACTCGGCCGTGCATTTCTTGCCCGTGCCGTAGGTGACGGAGACGGTCACGCAGCGCAGCTCGCGGGCGTTGTCAGCATCCAGAATCGCGTTTTCCGCGTCGCTGATGGTGATCTCGTGCGTGCTGGAGACCGGCGTGAATGCCGTGTCCCCCTTGATCTGGGTTCCCGAGGCGACGTCGTCGATCCGGTATGTGCCGGACGTGGGGGTCACCGCATTGCCGGCCTCGTCCGCGAAGGAGAGGGTGACGATGCTCGTCGATTTCTCGTTGACCGTGTCGTAGCGCATCCTTCAGAATTCCCACTTCCCGACCTGATATTCGATCGTGATCCGCACCGTGGCGCGGCCGACGCCCTCGTCATTGATCATCAGCTCGATCGAGTCCCCGGCGGGCTCCGTCAGCAGGGCGAGGCCGCCCCACGTCTCGTCGGCGCCGATCGCCCGGTAGATGTCCTCGAGATAGGACCGCGCCAGGGCAGGCGGGATGTCCTGGCCTATGGCCTCGATAACCAGCGCGACGCGGTTGTCGCGCTCGCGCATCGTCCAGGCTTCGATCTCGGTCTCCGTGTCCCTCAGGCAGACGGCCGGCAGGCTATCGACAGGGATGGGCGTCGTCTGCCATTCCAGGACGTTCGCCCCGATATCCGTCGCGTAGCCGTTGGCGAGCCGGATCGTGGCCAGCCGGGCCCGCACCGCGTCGATGATCCGCTGCCGCACGCTCATGCCGCCTCACCCGATCGTCGTCAGGATCATCGTCGTCAGCCCGGCGCCGTCCGGCTGCATGTCGATGATCCGGTATTGCGTTTCGCCGATGAACAGCGTGTCGCCCACCTTCGTGCCCCCGATGTCCGCCGACCGGCAGGTCGCCTCCCGTGTCGCCGTCCGCACCGCCGCGGCCGGGCCTTCCGCCAGGGCCGGCGATTCGTCGACGAGGACGGGAATATGCCGGGGATCCGCCCCCTCGCCCAGGTCGGCCTCGACGGCGAACTCGTCGGCATTGAGGAACACGGCCAGGTCGGCCTCGAGCTGTTCCCTGAAGGTCGCCATGGGCGGGTCATTCCTTTCCGCGGGCGCGGCCGAAGAGGATCCGTTCGAGGCACAGGGCCGCCAGGGCGACATACACCCAGATCTCCTTGTCCGGCGTCAGTGTGAAGCCGAGGCTCGAAATGGCCTCGACCGTCGCCTGCACCGCGTCCCGGAACAGGGCCACCATCGTGGCGACGAGCGCCACCGCGGCGGGCCCCGTTGTCTTGAGATCCCTGATGTTATCGAGGATTTCCTGCATCACCACTCCCCCTCGTACAGCACGTCATAGCACTTGTAGTTCCGGAACTTGTCGGCCAGGTTGTCCGGGTTCCATCCGTATCCCGGGCAATCGCAGAGGCCGGCGTGATGGCAGTGCTCGACCACCAGCTCCGAGCAGACCGGGATCTCGATGACATGCAGGAACCCTGCGAGCCCGACGGCATGCAGCGCGAGCCGCCAGAAGGGATAGACCTTACCGTCCCACTTCTTGACGGCGTGGTAGCCGCGCATGAACGCCGGCATCGTCATGTCCCGGTGACGGGCGACCAGGATCCGGCAGCCCGTATAGGCGTTGATGTCGTAGTGGGCGATCCGGCGCAGCGACTCGAACGTGGTGCCGTCGCTCGCGACGACGATGCCCGCGTGGTTGTACGTGCTCTCGCGGTCCAGCGCCTTGAGCTTCTGGGCCGCCAGGATGGCGCCCGACACCCAGGAACCGGTCCGCACGCAGAAGTAGTCGCCGGGTCTCAATTCGGCCTTCATTTCGCCTTCTCCGCCTGTGCGGGCGGGTTGATGACAACGGGTTGGTCCTGGCTCCCGATCCAGCCCCCGATGCCGAGTCCCGCCAGGATCGCCAGGATGATCATGATCTCGATGGTCGTGAGCCCTCTGCCGTTCATGGTCCTCTCCTCAGATTCTCCCGTCCGGGGACATGGAGAAGTGATTGCCGTCCCCGGGGATGTCGCCGCCCCACCGGTTCAGCGGGTGCAGGGACTTCCAGTACTCCCCGGCAGGCCGGTAAACCCCGCTGTCCGCCACCAGCGCCTTCTTCTCCCGGTCGATCATGGGGATATCGAGGGCAAGCCGCTCGAAGTGCAGGCTCACGCCGGATCCCTTGCCGATTTGCCTGTACACCTCGCGGTCACGCCACAAATCGCCGCCGACGACCCAGTACCCCTCGTAATGCTCCTGCATCCACCGGATCAGGCGGGCCGCGTTGCCGAGAAAAACATGCTGCATTTCGTTCTTCGTCATAATCCCATGCCGTTTCGGAGCAGCTTGTCGACCTTGCCGTCGATCTTGCTCAGCCACGAGTTGACGCCCTTGATGGCCTCGACGACTCCGGAGTGGTCCTGGCAGTGTTCCTTCGTGCACGGCCGCGGGGAAACCACCTTGAACACGATGGCGACGACCGAAAAGCAGACCCCGCAGATCGCGATTGCCGTCCCGATATCCACGATCACCTCGCCCTCAGTTTCCAGGTGCAGGTCACCTGATGAGTCCAATACCAGCCGGTGCGGACGGCGCTGCAGGAACCGTGAACGTAAAATTTACGGGATCGCTCTCCTTTCGGGTCCACGGCTCCGGGTAATTCTTGTAGGCCCGCACCGTGATCGTGTGCGATCCCGCCGGGAGGCCCCCGATGTCGAAGTACATGCGCACGCCGCCCGTCACGGCCTGTGCCGGAGACTCCACCACAGCGCCGCCATCCACAGATACAGCGAAACCGTCAGGCTGCACTCCAGAAGCAGGATAAGGATCGCTGGCCACGAAGGGAGACGGCCAGGCCGAAACGGGGACGAGGATCGCGAGAAACAGAAAGGCGATGACTTTTTTCATGGGTCTCTCCTCTTCCGGTTGACGGCCCCTCCCGGCCTTTGCGGCCCGGGAGGGGCTACGGCGACTAGGCAAACCGCTTGTGGGCCAGCATGACGCACGACGAGTTGCCCGTCGCCGTCCCGCCGGCCACGGTGGCCACGGCCCGGACGATCCGTTTCGCGTCGGCCACGGGGAAATGGATCGCCTCGAAGGCGGCCGCGTTGCCGACCTCCGTGAAGGCCGCGCCGGGGATGTCCGCAAAGTTGTACTGGAAGATGCGGTACAGCAGGTTCAGCGTGGCGATGTCCGTCCACGGGGTGTAGTCCTCGGCGTTGCCCCCGGAGGCAACGGTGAGGCCCTGCCAGCTGATGTAATTGGTGTCCGACGCCGTGTAGTCGCTGGTGAGCACCAGGTGGTACACGGTGGAGTTGGCCACGTCCACAGGAGCCGTGAAAACGAAGTCGTACCAGTCGTAGGTGGCCCCGACGCTGTTGGCCAGGATCGTGGCGGTGCCCAGGGCGGTGCCGGACGGCGCCCCCGAGCTGTCCGTCTCGATGGTCAGGGTGAGGAGCTTGTCCGACGCGATCGTGCCGGTCTTCTTGAGCCTGAGAGCGACGCGCTTGATGCTGCGGGCGCCGGACTGGGTGAACTGGACGGCGATCTTCGTCTTGCCGCTCGTCTCCTTGTTCAGGGCTTTGTCCGTACCGCCCGTCTCGTTG